TTTATTCTGGTGGCTGCATGATTAAAATTTTGACAGACACATGGCGCTTTTTTGGTGATCTGGAGGCATAATTATGGTTGGATTACAAGGTTTAATGACAAAAAGACGCAGAGATGTTTGGACCTTAGGAACTAGCGGTTTCAGTAGTGATGCAATCTATGGCGTTAAATATGATGGATCTGCTTACTGGGTTATAGTTGGTGACAGTGGAAAATTATCCTCTGCCACGGATCCTACGAGTACGTGGACATCAAGGACTAGTGGGTTTTCTACTTCATTTATAGCAAATATTACGCATGGAGGATCATATTGGATTGCTGTTGGTCAAGCTGGTAAATTTAGTACCGCTACAGATCCTACTGGTACGTGGACATTGAGAACAGATCCTGGATTTAGTACTGATAATATATTAAATGCTGGATATGATGGTACTTATTATATAATTTGCGGTGGTAGTGGAAAATTATATACTGCTACCGATCCTACTTCTACATTTACTTCTAGGACCAGCAATATAACAGGATCTATTAATGATGTTACATATTCAGGAAGTTTATGGGTTGCTGTTGCAGCTGGTGGAGAAATGAGTACAGCTACGGATCCTACTGGTACGTGGACATCAAGGACTAGTTCTTTTGGTAGTGATAATATATTGGCTATAGATTATGATGGATCGACAAATTGGGTAGCGGTAGGTGGATCTGGCAAGATGGCCTACTCTACAGATCCAACATCAAGTTTCACTCAGATAACAGGAGGAGATAATCCTTTTGATAGCGGTAAGAGCTTATTGGGAGTTTCTTATTATAATGGTACATGGACTGCATGTGGTGCAGATGGTCAAGTGGCTCAAACTGATGACCCTACTGGTACTTGGACATTGCAAACTAGTAATTTTGGAACTACAGATGATGTTAGATGGGTAGATGGTGGAGATGGTTATTTTACTATTGTTGGTCAAAATGGAAAAATAGCAACCAAAGAAGCTCTGTCAACATCATGGAATCAGGTCGTAAGTTCTTTCGGTACTACCCAAATTAATAGTGTATATGAAGATGGAACAACTTGGGTAGCTGTAGGCAGTAGTGCTAAACTAGCAACAAGCACATCACCTACAGGAACATGGACACAGAGAACTAGTTCTTTTACTTCTGATACTATATTTGATGTTATTTATGATGGATCTACATACTGGGTAGCAACTGGTAACGGTGGAAAGATAGCAACTAGCACATCACCTACAGGAACATGGACACAGAGGACTAATCCATCTACTGATCTTGTAATTGGTATTACATATGGTTCAGATGGTTATTATGTAGCTACCGGTGGTACAAGTGCTCAAGTTATGACGGCAACAGATCCTACATCGACATGGACATCCAGGACTACTCCCTTTACGGGTAAAGTTATGTATAAGGCAGCTTATGATGGGACAACGTGGACAATCGTTGGCGAGACAGGATATATGGCGACGGCTAGCGATCCTACATCTACGTGGACATCTAGGACAAGTTCTTTTGGTACTGATTACATTTTATGGGTTGAATATGCTAATTCAATATGGGTAGCTTGTGGTGCGTCTGGAAAAATAGCAACTAGCACATCACCTACATCTACGTGGACACAAAGGACTAATCCCTTGTCTAGTTCTCACAATATTAACTGTGTTACATATGATGGTTCACTTTGGAGAGCTTGTAATGATAATGGTGAAATAGCCTATGCATCTGATCCTACAGGAACTTGGACGTTGGAGACTTCATCTTTTTCTGGAACTGCAATTAAAGGATTAAGTTCAGGCTCTGATAATTGGGTAGCAGTAGGGGCTAGTGGTAAATTAGCAACTTTAGATATATAGTAGATACTTAGGAGAAAGTAATGTCAAAAAAAAGAACTGGAATTCACAATTTAGCTTATATGGGAGTAGAGTCTACTACTCCCCCTCAATTTTTGTATATGCATAGAGCGCCAACACAGAATGATTATGCAGAATATGTTATAGGAACTCTATGGTTATACGTAACATCTATAGATACTAATTTATGGATGCTTACTGCAAAATCTAATTATGTTGCTACTTGGTCTGAAATAGCTACTACTAGTGATGCAACAGTATATGATGGACAACTTTTAATAGGAAGTAATGATGGAACAGCTGTTTGGAACAACCTTACAGCAGGATCTAATATAACTATTACAAATGGAGCTAATGGTATTACTATTGCTGCAACTGGAGGCGGTGGAGGAACTGGCGCAGAAGACTTTGTAACAGATGCAGGTACTGCTACCATATCTGGAAACACTATAAATATATTAGGCGATTCTAATATCACAACTTCTGGAGCAGGTTCAACGGTTACTTTAACTATGAGTGCTAGTCCTAATTTTGTTGGTGGCCTATCAACTAATGGAGATATTATAGCTCTTTCTGGTGATATAACATCAGCTGCTGGAGACGTAATATCTGCCGCTGGTCAAGTTATAGCGGCAACTGGCTTAGCTACAGCAGGAGGTGGTATAAATGCAACAGGTGGCATTGTATTTAATGATTTAACGGCTGGTGTAGTTCAATCAGATGCTTCTGGTAATTTAACTTCTTCTAATGGAACTGATGGGCAGGTATTAATAGGAGGAGGCTCTTCTCCAGTATGGAGCAATATAACCGCTGGAGCTAATGTAACGGTAGTAAATGGAGCTAATAGTGTTACAATTTCTGCTACCGGCGGTGGTGGCGGAGGTGGTGCTCAGACTTTTCATACAGATTCTGGTGATGCAATAATTGCTGGAACTGAGATTACAGTAGCCGGTGGTTTAAATATTAATACTTCAGGTTCAAGTTCAACTGTAACTGTAAATTTAGATAATTCACCTTCTGTTTCTGGTACGTTAACAGCTGCTGGTGATATAACTTCAACTGCTGGAGATATTGTAGCAGATACTGGAGATATAATAGCAACAACTGGTGCCCTAAGCTGTACAGGAACTTTAGTTGTTGGGGGTGGAGGAGCTAATATAGTAGGTGGATTAGAAGTTACTGGAACGGCCAGACTAGCTTCTTACACAGCTGGCGTTATGCAGACTAGTGCTACCGGCTATATTTCATCTGATAATGGAACTGATGGACAGATATTAATAGGTGGTGGGACAGCTCCAGCCTGGGCAGACATAACATCAACTGGTGGAACTATAACTGTTACGCCTGGAGCTAATAGTATTAATATCGAATCAGTCGGAGCAGCAACTACAGATATTCCTATTGGATCTATAGTAAGATTTGACACAGCTACAACGGGAGCTGCAGGATGGGTATTATGTGATGGTTCTGCTATAAGTCAGACTACATACTCTACTCTTTTTAGTCGGGTTGGGCATATATATAATTATCCAACATACTCCACTCAAACTACTACTAATACCTATAATAGAATGATAGTTCATAATCAGCTTACAGGAGCTGAAGGTTTGTGGGTTGCTGTAGGAGCTGCTCCTGCAAATGGAGGTATATCATATAGTACAGATGGAACTACGTGGAATGCGGCAACTTCTCCATTTACAACTACTAGTATTAGATATGTTGCACATAATGGTCAATCAGGAGCTGATGGTTTATGGGTAGCTTGCAATGGCAATGAAGACGGTACTGGAGATTTAATAGCTACAAGTCCTGATGGTATAACATGGACAAAACAAACTTTTGTGCTTGGTTCAGGAAAATATCTTTCTTCAGTTACTCATAATCAAAAAGCTTCACCTGATGGAATATGGGCAGCTACTATAAATCAGGGATATCAAATTTATACCAGTACTGATGGTATAACATGGACTAATACATCTGAATTAAATCCTGATACTAGTACTCATTTATATAATATATGTTTTAATGCCACAGCAGATAAATTTGGAGTATATTCTACTAATTCTAATAATAGCTATAGTCCACCTAAAATATATTATAAAGAGGATCCTACTGCTGCGGGGTTTTGGAATCTTGCTTTCTCATTTCAATCTCATGCCTATGGCGGAGAGGCTCCATACGGATTAGGAATGACAGTAGCAAATGGAAAATTTATATTTGCAGGTAATGGTATATATAACTATGCCTCTCCTCAGGTTTTTACATCTGATACTGGTATTTCTTATAGATCATCTGGAGCATGTTTATCTTTTTATGGTGATAGTTCTCCAAGAACTCCAATAGTTATAGGTGGTGATGTTGATTTTGGATACATAGCTGGTGTTGGTATAATGTATTATAGTAAGGATGGTTTAGATTGGGTTGAATATCCTTTTGCTGTTGGTGGACTTTCAGTTCAGGGCTCTGTTTCTATGACAAGTAATAATTACGCTCAACCTGACAGGATTAACATTTTAAATAGTGGTGCTACAATACAGGTCGGCAAGACAGCACTTAATACTGCAACAGAATTTTACTTACCTATTCTTGATGATAGAATTATAAGGATATTATAGTCTCTCATCCTTCTCTCCTTGAAGATGGGGGCCAGTTTTAAAAGCAGCTGGTCCCTTTTTTTTATTTGGGACTGTGACTATTTCTGATTCTTTAACTAAAATTATCTGATCTTTATTTAACAATTCATTTAATTTCTGAATTAATAAAATAACTACTATGATGATTATAGTAGCTTTAAATATCTTATTTAGAATGTATCCAAGAGAATTTTTTTTCATTTTTTTATATCGTGTTACCTGTTCAAGAGATGCATATTTAAGATGTTTAACCTTTGAGTAATAATTGGACATTATTCCCTCATTTTATTTTGCTGCAGGACTAAAAACAGATAGGAAAAGGAATAGAAAAAAAACCTGCAGCAAAACCAACACCAATAACTAATTTACACCATCTCTAGCATTTTTTATTTCTCTAATTCTTTTAACTGCTGATAAGTATTTATTTTTAGGCATATCTGCAAGAGATTGAAGCTTTAATCCATCTAATACCATTTCAGCTATATCATCATATTCGCCAAGCTCATACTCAAGTTCTTCTAGTTGTTCTTTTGTTATAACATCAGAAGCTTGATCTTTAGGGTTATATTTAGTGTTTAAAGCTACGCCTTTAGCTTTTGTATCTCTTAGAGTATACATATTTCTTTCAGCATCATCATCTGATATATCATCACTTGTTGTAACATTAATTAATGCCATAAGGGAATATCTTTTCATGTATGTAAGAGCGCTTGCATAGCTTTGAGGATCTGATTTTGTAGGAATAATTCTTGCTCTAGTTTCTATCCATTGACCAGAATTATGCCTAACTCTAGACCTAAGTACGGTCATACCTTCTTTAGTAATAATAGTTTGATGAGTTATAGATAAGCCGTTCTTATTAAGAGCAGGCCTAATAGCTTTTACTATGCTATCAAGATCAGTATATTTATTTTTAAAGTATGGATTCTCCTTATTGTAACCAATAGAAGGAAATTCTCCCTGCGCTTTTGAAAGAGCTATATTAATCTCTTTAGTATCATCAGATTCATACTTATCCTCAGGGATAGACTTCAGGGTAGCTACAACTCTTTCACTTACATAAGACTCTAGGGCCCTAAGTGAATTAAGTTGGTCTAAAAACGATTCTCGTTCGCTTAGTTTAGCGTTAGTTTCTTTTATCGAATCTTTCATGAATCTCCTTAAAAAAAATAATCATTTCCGGAAAAAACTTTTTTATTTCTGATTCTATTTTGGATGGCGTATTTTTACAAATATTCATGTAATGACTTTCTAAGTAAATACTAACCAACTTTGAATACTTATGAGGTGGATCATATTTAGATATTTTACTTAAGTATTTAATCAAATCAGGATTCGTACCTTTTCTTGCTATCCTAAACATACTAAAACTCTTACTTTCTCATATTTTGTTGTAATTAAAGTATATATATAGTATATTAAAGTTATAAATATTGTCAACATAAAAGAGGTAATTATGAAAGATAAAGTATTAATTCACAAGGCAGCAGAGTTTTTAGGTGTATCTAAGGCAACTTTAAGGAATTGGCATAAATCTGGTAAGTTAGTACCGGAAGTTCATCCAATTACCAAGATAAGAATCTATGATATAAAAGTTCTAGAAAAACTATTAGAAGAAGCTAAGCAAAGCAAACAGAAATAAAAAACCCCCGGACTTAAATCCAGGGGAATCTTATGTACTCTTGTTGTACCTACTAAAATGTCGATAATTAATAAAGAAAAAAGTGCGGTTCTATAAAAACCTATTTCTAAGTTTTTACAAAACCGCATAATTTCTATAAGGTCTTTATATAGCTTGAATCACATAAAAACCTTAAACCATCTAAATTAGGATCAAGATGATAAAATATCTTAAAATATATTTAAGAAACTGTCAAGAGAAAAGAAAAGAAAAAGAAGAAAATTCTTTTAAAACCGATATATCTCAATCTAGAATTTCTAATAATAAACTTATTAATTTAAACCCAGATAATAAACAAACAAAAAAAAAGACGGCCTTTACAGACCGTCAATTTTTTTGTAAATTTAAGTTACCATGCAAAAATTTACAACAAACTTAGAAACTCATATTACGCAACTCCTCATAAACTGTCAAGAAAAAAGAACAGAAAATCTTTTTAATCCGGTACTTTCTGAATTTTCTATTAAAAAAACTTTAAAGCTTCAAGCCGAATTAAAGGCTAAGAATCTTTTTAATAAACTTTCTTTATTGACAAGTAAGCACATAAGCCTCTTGAACACGTTCTTTTCCATGTTTAACAGATATAAAGCTAAGAAGATAACTCCATCGCATAAGTGGTTGTCTAGTGCAGTAGGTTGTTGTAGAAATACTGTAATAACAGCCACAAATAAATTAAGGGATTGTAACTTAGTTAATAAAAAGAGTAGGGGTTGGGATGTAGTTAACCTAGAAACTAATACTTTTAAGTCTAAGACTTGTGATTATTCTTTAGATGGAAATCTACTAGAAGATTTCAAATTTATAACAAAACATCTACCAAAATCTCATGTTTTATGTCAACGGATAATGGCTCTAGTTCCTCTCTTTATTACTTTTTGGGCACTTACTTCTCTTAATCTTAATTATAAAGTTAATATTACTAGTAATAAGTCTATACGAAGTAATAGTATGACCTTCTTCGGAGAATATAATTACGAAATTTCTAAAATAAGTAAGAATTTAACACAAGAGCCTACCACCACTCTGCCTGTAGAGCACCTGGATTCTATATTTACACAAGAACATCCTGGTAACATACAGGAAGTAAATGATTATAACACCCTTAAAGAGATAGATTCAGTAAATGATTGGTTCGAAGATACCCAAAAAAGGAAGTGCGTAGATCTTAGGTTCTGTATAGAGCATGAATATAAAATATTATCTAAAAAAGAAAAAATAATAGCGCATGCTTTCTTTAATGGTAAAAAAACTTTTAACTCTCTTCAAAAATATCAAGATAAATTGATAAGATTAAATGCTAATAACTTGCAAACCTTATATCTAAAGTGGATATTGCAAAAAGGATTTAGATATAATAAACTCCCAGTAGAACTGGAAGCCTCTCCTGGAGATAGTATGATAGAAAAATTAAACCAATCACAGCTAGAGAAGATACAATCATTTGGTGAAGAGATATTAATACAGGTTAGAACCGACATTAAAAACAGCTTCAACAAAACAATAACTTATCAATGGGTCATAAACAGATGTATGCATTACAAAAATAAATATTTCTCTGCCAGCAAACAGATACAAGCAGAAAAAGAACAACTAGAATATGAACGTTCAAAATATCCATTCAGGGAATATAAACCAGAACCCAAAAAAGAAAACAAAATAATACAAAACGATTCACCCAAAATTAACGAGGACTTTATTAAATTAATAGGGGAAGAGAACTTTCTCGCTTATGCTAAACGGTGTAAATTTATATGAACCAAGAATTTATGTTTACCATACTAGAAAAACCAGTGCCCCAAGCTAGACATAGACATAATTACAGCAAATGCTACGACCCACAATACAAAATTCGTCACTTTTTTAGGTATCTTATTAAACAAGCATTTATGGATGAAGAACTAGATATGTTTACTAAGCCAACTTTTTTAACCGCAGAATTCTACCTTCCAATACCAAAGACTAAGGCATTAGCAAAAAAGAAAGGGCTGTATCATACATCCAAAAGCGACCTAGATAACCTTCTAAAGTTTATATTAGATTGCATGACAGGTATCGTTTACAAAGATGACTCAATAGTATGTAAAATATTATCATCCAAGATGTATTCCCAAATCCCTAGAGTTAAAATTAATATTAAAGAAATAGATCAAGAACCAATTGAGGAGGCGTAATGGCAGATAAAACCACCCTATCATTACATAAACGAAAGCCCCAAGTAAAGATTGCAAAAAAGCCTAAACACTACACAGAACAGTATAGAGACCTGTTTACAATGCGCATGAAACCAGTTCCTCAGTCCTTTATTGAAAAGATCTCTCTAGAGCTTATACATTGGGCTTTGAATAACGACAATGCTCTCACTTTAAAGAGATTCTTCTATGAGCATGGTATTCCAAATACGTACGTTACTAAGTGGATGAAGAAGTATCCTATTCTTAATGAGGCTATCGATGAGGCAAGGTTTTTGCTTGGCATTAGAAGAGAAGAGGGCGCGCTTAAGAAGATTTTTGATGCTGGTACTATGAAAGCATCATTGCATCATTATGATCCCGCAGTAAGGGAGGATATTGTTTGGCAGGCAGAACTTAAGCAGAAGATGGATGAAAAGACTCAAAATAATAATATTTCCTGGGTGCTGGAGAAGTTTCCTAGTAGCAACTTAGTTCCTGAAAAACCTAAAGAGAAAGATGAAGAATAAATTTGAAAAAGAAAGAGAAATAGAAGTTAAGTTTAAATACTTAAATGAATTGAATAATGCGGTGTCTGATTATATTGTAGAGTTTGAAAAAAGAACCAAGAGAGATCTTTTTAAACTGTTAGAACGTGTGGAAGAGGTTGAAAAAAAGCTAGAAAATATTAATAATGTTATAATTGAAGAAGTGAAAGAAGGTCTGTTCGAGTTAACTGATGAGGAGGAATGATGATAGAATCAATAAGAAAATTCATTAAAGGAGATTTAGATACCGAGGTTTATAGAATAGGTCAAAAAGAAAAGATTAATTATGGCTTTATGATTGATCTTTCTGAGCAGCTTGAGAATCTTATTATACGGGTAGAAAAGCTAGAAAAGAAAAAACAAATGTCAAAAACAAGAAGATCTAAGACAGTCAAAGATGAACTATCAGACAAGAAGAGTATTAAATAAATTTTCTCCAAGAAAATACCAAATTCCAATAGTTGATGCCCTAGAGAACAAAGAATATAAAAAGATTCTTGTAGTTATGCCAAGAAGGGCAGGTAAAGATATTGTTGCATGGAATTTAGCTATAAGACAATGCATTAAGAAAATTTGCATTGTCTATTATATATTCCCAACATACTCTCAAGCTAAGAAGGTAATCTGGGACTCAATTACGAATTCGGGTCAAAAGTTTACAGACTTCATTCCAGACGAGCTTATAATGTCTAAGAATTCGCAGGAAATGAAGATTTCTTTTATTAACGGGTCTATCTTACAGCTTATTGGTTCAGATAATATTGATAGCCTTGTAGGCTCAAACCCTTATGGGTGCGTATTTTCTGAGTATGCAATACAGGATCCACGCGCTTATCAATTTATACGTCCTATTCTTGCAGCAAATGATGGATGGGCGCTTTTTATTTCGTGTGTTTCTCCTAATACATTAGTGATAACAGAAAATGGGTTAAAAAGGATTAGTAAGGTATCTAATTCAAGAGAAGAATATTCTTCTCTAAATGAACCTATTTTTGGTTTGAATGGTTTTAACAAAGCTACGGATTTTTATTTTGGTGGTAATCAGAATACTTTAAAAATAAAACTTTCTTCTGGTTACGAAATAGAATGTACTCCTGTACATCCATTATGGAATGGTTGTGAGTGGATGAAGTCCTCTGATATTAAAGTAGGTGATTTATTTCCAGTGCAATATGGACAGAATGTATTTGGAAAAGGATTGTATTTTTCTAAGTTTAAGCATAAGGAGCATCCGCATTCTGGGTGGGAAATAGAAGATAGAGCGTGTGACAAAGACTTCTTTTATCTTTTGGGTCTTATTCATGCCGATGGAAGCTACGATAAAAATAAGGTAACTATTACCAATAAAAAAGATCCTGAAATAATAAAATTCTTACGCTCTAATAGATTTACTACTTTTAAAGATGGTATACACCATAACTTTAATTCGCGAACATTTTGTTTACTTTTGGAATGGCTTGGATTTAGGCATGGTGCTAAAAATAAAACATTTCCAGATAAATTATTTGAATGTACTAGAGCCCAGCTGAAAGCGTTCTTACAAGGTCTTTTTGATGGCGACGGCACAAGTAATTCAAATCCTTCTAAGTGTGGATATATAAAGATTACATCTGCGTGTAAGAAATTTATTCGAGACCTTCAAATAGTTTTATTAAACTTCGGAATAGCATCTTCTATCAGAAAGGAAGAGAAAGAGCCTACTAAAAAAGTGAAGGCGCATAGTACAATTTATAACCTAGAAATAACTGGATATTTTGCACACATATTTTATACGCAAATAGGATTTAGATTAAAAAGAAAACAGGTAAACTGTAAGTTTATTCCTAACAATGTTAAAAAAGAATCTGGAAACGTTTACCCAGTAAATCCTTCAAAATTAGACTTTAAGTATTTAAAAAAAGAAATAGCTAATGCGTCACGCATATCTCGTAGATTAATAAAAAAATTGATAATAAAATATGATAGTGTGTATTTAAAATCCTTAATTAAAGAGAATTTATTTTATTCTCCTGTTCAATCTATTGAAGCATCAGAATCCGAAGTGTACGATTTCGTCATACCATCCACGCACTCCTTCTTCAGTAACGGCTTTATTAGTCACAATACGCCTCGTGGCAAGAACAACTTCTGGGAACTGTATCAAGTGGCCAAGAATAGCCCAGATTGGTTCGCCTATCATCTTACCCTTGAAGATACAAGACATATTCCCTATAGAGAAATAGAAAAGGAACGAGAAGAAGGATTGATGTCTGAAGATCTAATTCAACAGGAATACTACTGTTCGTTTAGCTTAGGTGTTGAGGGTGCTTATTACGCTAAGTATTTAGACAAGATGAAACTTAACAATCAACTGGGGATGGTTCCTTATGAGCCAGGATTTAAAGTTCATACTGCTTGGGATCTAGGAGTAAGAGATTCAACATGTATCATTTTCTTTCAGACAATAGGGCAAACAGTAAGAATTATAGACTGCTATGAAAAAAATAAAGAAGGTCTAGAGCACTACGTTAAAATCTTAGCTCAAAAAGACTATATCTATGGTAAGCATATAGCTCCTCATGATATTAAAGTAAAAGAATTTGGTTCAGGTATGACCAGACTAGAAAAAGCTAAGAATTTAGGAATAAAATTTACGGTTGCTCCTAGTATTTCTATTGAAGATGGCATAGAATCCGTTCGCTCTGCTTTCTCTAAGATATGGATTGATGAAACTAAATGTCAGTCGTTAATTAAAGCCATAAATAACTATAGGCAAGAATACGACTCTAAGAAGAAGGTTTATAAGCCTAGGCCGCTTCATGATATTTACAGCCATTTTTGTTTTACTGGTGAGATGCAAGTTTTAACTCCATCCGGAAATATAGCTATTAAAGATATACGGGAAGGTGATGAAGTTATAACACCTTTAGGTATAAGAAAAGTTTTAAAAAAACATAAAAGATATGCAAGAAAGTTGTGTTTAATAAACAAAAAAATAAAATGTACTCCAGAGCATCAAATATTTACTCAAGAAGGATTGACTTATGCTGATAGTTTGCGATATGGTGACATATTGGAACCATTTAGTAAATTTAGGAACTATTTATGGAAAAAGATATTTGGATATTATATCGCGGAACAAGATTCAAAAGGATTCAAGAAGACTATCTTATCTCTGAAGACGAGAAACAAGTCATGTTTAATGGGTACATTTATAGATGGAATGCCTCAAAATACTACATGGGGGGCTCAGGAAGAATGTTCCAGAGTAATGGAACTTCTTATGCGGGTAAAAGCGTGCATACTACACTTCAAAGACACATTTGGGAGAAAAATAAAGGCCCTATACCGAAAGGCTACGTCGTTCATCACAGGGACGGAAATGCCAAAAATAATGAGATATCAAACCTTGAGCTGCTTACGAGATTTGAGCACGGGCATAGGCATGCAACCAGGCCAGGTTCTTGGAGTCAATCAGACGAATGTAAAAACTTGTTGCGTTCACAAAACGCGAAAGCTAAAGAATGGCATTGTAGCGAAGAAGGAAGGCGCTGGCATAAGGAGCATGCTCAAACTTCTCTCCCGTCTTGTAGGAATATTAAATACAAGAAAACTTGTGTTGTTTGCAAAAAGGAGTACCAAGGGAAACAGGCTTGGCAAAAATACTGCAGCAATAAATGTAAGACTAAGTCCAGGGTCCTGGCTCGTCTCGATTTTGAAAAAAGGCTTTGTATTATTTGCAATAAAGAGTTTGAATGTAATAAATATTCTATCAAGAAAACATGTGGTAAGAAGTGTGGAATTATATCAAGTAGATACACCAAAAGAGGTATACGATTTAACAGTTGAAAGAGACAACTGTTATTATATTAACGGGTATCTTGTTTCTAATTGTGACGCTCTCAGATACTTATGTATTTCATTACCAAAGACAAGAGATGGTCTATCGGCCGAAGAACTTGAGAAGAGATATAGATCTGCTGTATACGGAGATGAAGATATTCCTTCTTTTTTCAGGTAGCACTCTAGTTACAATTATTATATTATTATAAAGCAAAGCCTTTTTGCAGAACAGCCTATTTGTTCTTTGGGAGGGACTACATAGTCCCCCCTTTTGCTGTGTGTTTATTTTATTTTGTTTTTATAGAACTTAATTACTTTTTTAGCTACAACTAGAGAAAGAATAAAACATATCATTCTTGCTGCAGACATAACCATTCCAGGGCAATTCAAATTAATCATTGTTTCCCTTTTTTCTATCGGCATACCAGTCTATAAGATACGTCATAAATGTGTATCCAAAATAGCCACCAAAAAAGTAATTTAGAAGTTCATTTATTATTTCTATCATTTCTTACTATGGTAAAAAAGGAATTGCTGTAAAAAATAAACCAACAGCTGTAGATCCAGTTTCAACAGCTGCTACTGCAGTTGAAACTCCACTAGCAAGAACTGCTCCGGTTGCTACTGCTGCTCCACCTGCAGCTGCAGCAGAGCCACCTGCCACCATAGCTCCACCTATTCCTGCAACTGTAGCTGCAGTTCCAGATCCAATTGCGGCTGCTGCTCCTGCGCCTGCTGCTGCGGCTGCTCCGCCTGCCACAGCCCCGGCAGCTCCGCATGTACCTACTGTGGCTGTAGTCAAAGCAGCTGCTGCAGTTCCGTAACAAAATACTTTTGTTACCCAGTAAGCAACGAATCCACTTACTGGTCCACCACCGCATAGTCTGTGTTTAAGGTTTAAAGCATATTCATTTTCATCTAACTGAATTATCTCTATGTAGCTAGTAGTATTTTCTAACTGTTTTGTTATTTCTTCAGTTTCTTCTTCTGTGAATCCGATTATAGGCTTATTTTTTAAAAGATTCGTATCTACTTTTCTAATGTCTTCTATTCTTTCAAATACTAGAGACATCCCTTTTACGCTTACTAGCTTTTTAATTCCTAGCATATGAAGTAAAGTATTAGTATCTATATTTCTTATTGGGCAACTTATAAAAGCACCGCTTACTTCGATTAAGTTATCGTCCTTCTCAACATAAAATTTATTTCTTTCATGATGTAATTTTATGTTTCCAGCAGATTCTTTGCTGAATATAAAAGGCTTTTTTATTTCAACAGGTTTTGCTGTATTTAAAGCAAATGCAGATATTGTTATTAAACTTAATATTGTTTTTTTAAACATTTTTTATTCTTTCTTTATGGGGTTGGTGTTCCTGCTGCAACTGTACCTATTACTAATGCGCTAGCTTGTACTATAGTTCTAGCTCCAACTGTTACAGGGACAGTTGCGCCGCCGCTGAGTGCATCTAAGACTGTTAAGAGTGTTTGTCCTGTTCCGCTTACTACCCAATAAGCTATATTTCCAAGTAATGGTCCACCACCTGGAAGTCTAACCTTGAAATGCAAGCATAATTCACCGTTAGATAATTCTGATACTTTAATGTAATTAGAAAAATTAAAGAGGGAATTATCTACATGTACCCTTACTAGGTTATCTAACTCTCTTACAGCGGTTTCTTCTGGCACATTCATAATCTTGTAGAAAGTATATACTTTACCTTCTATTTGAACATTTTGTATTATGCCCAGTAAATAACCTAATCTTTCATCCGTTAGGTTTCTTAACTCTTGATCTACAAAAGCATTTTGTATTGGGGATACAATATTATTATGTTCGGCAAAGAAACCGCGATCGTTGTGAAATATCCTTACATCTTTAAGTCTTTCTGGTTTTACCAAGAACGGCTCTTTTATTTCCATGGAACTTAAAGTGCTGCTACTTAATAGTAGTAATAAGATAAATTTATATATTTTCTTAAACATAAATCTCTTCTCTCTTATATGAAATTATTTATAAATATTACGACACTTTGTATTTCTTATAGAAAAATATATAGTTACATTGTTTCTCCTTGAATATTTTAGTAGTTAAATAAAAAGTACAAGAAGAAATTATATCATATGGAATTCAAATATCAAACTTAATATTGAGTTGTTTGTTAATAATTTTATATATTAATGTGTAGGTATTTTTAACCCATTTAAGACAGGGAGGTCTTATGAATAAATGGTTTCTATTTTTTTGTCTTTTTTATATAAGTTTTTATTGCGGGTGTACTATGGATACATCTTTTAAGCATGATAAAAAGGAGAATACTGTTACTTATGAGGTTGATATTGATAGTGATATTGTAGATGTGGATGTAGATATTAGTGTCCCTTTGGATAAGATTAGTGATTGATATTTGGTGGTAAAGGAGGCTTTATGGTCTTTTTAAGAGCTATTTTATTATTTGTAGTATTTATATTTAACTGTTCAATTTTTGCTACTGACACTAAGGCCCAAGTTAAGGATTGGAATTTCATAGTTTATTTAGTATCTAATAATGACCTTGAACCTTTTGCTGTTAAAAATATTAATGAAATGATTAGTGTAGGGTCTAATGATAATGTAAATATTTTGATTCAGGTGGATAGTCATGGAAAAAATGAAGCTTGTAGGTATTTAATTAATAAAGATGCTCCTGTTTTACTGGATGTTCAGTCTAATAATTATCAAAGTACAAGCGGAACGCAAGAAAATCTTTATAGATTTGTAGAATGGGCTATAACTAACTTTCCTGCTCATCATAATGCTTTAATCTTATGGGATCACGGATCTGGTATAGAAGATCCACATGTTTTTGGCAAGCTTAGTATTAGTTATCCGCATGATATATTTATATTAAATAAAAAGACTGGGTTTATAGAACTTAATCGTAAGCTGGTCGATAGCAAAGGTATAGGATTTAATGAGGTCTTCCAAACCTATTTAACGAATTATGATTTATATAGCTGCATGCACAGAGTTTATAATAATTTATTAAATAGAAAGAAATTAGATATTTTAGGCATGGATGCCTGCTTTATGTCTATGGTAGAAATAGGCTCTCAGGTAAAAGATTTTGTAAGTATTATGATAGGTTCTCAGGAAGTAGAACCTGCTACAGGATGGAAGTATGATTTGATTTTAGATAGCTTTAAAACGCAAACCTTTACTCCAAAAGATCTATCTAAACATATAGTTACTTCATATAAAAATACTTATCAAAATACGTACATTGGATATACGCTTTCGGCAATTGATCTTGAAAACCACGTTAAATTAGAAGCTAATATAAATGAAATAGCCGAAGCTTTAATTCTTCTATTTGAAAGATCTGACAAGAATATGTACATGAATGCTTTAAAGGTTATAAGGAATAGCAATAATCTAACTACTTCATTTATAAATAAGAATTACATTGATTTGTATCATTTCTATTCTAGCTTATTGGAAACTTTCTCCATAATTGAAGATAGTGTAGAAAATAATACCGGAATAGTACTTCTTGAGTATCTAATAAGAAAAGGTATTGTTATTATAAAAGATAGTATTATCAAGAACGTTAAGTGTCATGGATTATGTAATGCTAATGGCATATCTATTTATTTTCCAACCAGGGATATTCATGACTCGTACTTAAATACTAACTTTTCTAAAAATACTTACTGGACTAAATTCTTAAAAGATTATCTTTCTTTGTAACTTATCGCAGCGGGAGACGTAATATCTGTGACGTCTCCCGCAATGAAGCATAAAATAATATTATTCTTGATATAGTAGCTTATGATACTTAAACTGGTTTATGAATTTAATCATTTAATAGGATTTATATGATAAAAAGATTTGTATTTTTTTATGCTTTAATGGTTATTACGTTTTTTCTTCTTCTTTTTTTTAAGTTTAGAAGTGAATTTACTTGCTTTAAAAAAGCAGAAGAAAAAAAATACATAAAAGTTGAGTACTATTGGTCCGATGATTCTTTAGAAAATAACGATGAAGAAATCTACGAGGATTTTTTAGAGTACACCGATGAAGAACTTGATAATGAAGAGATAGTTAATATGAATATTAAAGACATGGATATGGTTTATACACCTAAAGAAGCTGTCGATAAACAATGCATGGTCTAATGGCTTTTTAAAAAAGTGGAATTGAGGGTATAATTATGGCTTTTTTTCAGGCGGATTCCCAGTATTATACTGAAGATAATAAATATATTATAGAAAGAATGAACCAGTTTTATGCTGATAGTATTACTATAAATCAGTCTTTCTGGGCTGAAGCAGATATAGATACTAGATTTGAATCTGGCGATCAAACTTTATGGAATGAGCTATATCCAGGATTGCCACTAGCTCAAAAAAGACAATTTAATTTCAATAGAATTCGTCGAATAGTTAATATGATTAGCGGTCAGCAGAGAAAAAATAGAAAATCTACTGTAGTTTCCCCTGTTGAAAATGCAGATGAAGATACAGCCAATCAATTTTCTAAAATAATGTATTGGCTTAATAATCAAGAAGGTGTTTTAAATACTATTTCAGAAGGCTTTCACGGCGCTATTGTAACCGGTATGAATCTACTTCAAGTGTGGGTTGATTATAGATCAGACCCCGTGTCTGGTGACATTAAAGTTGATAATTGCAGTTACAATAGCTTTTTAATAGATCCCTATTTTAAAAAAATGGACCTATCTGATTGTAATGCTATATGGAAGCGTTCTTTTTTAACTAAAAGGGAAGCCGTGTCGTTACTTCCTGAAAGAGAGAAAGAAATTTTATCCTTTTCGGCTAAAGATAACGGAGATGGTAAGTTTGAATTTTTACCTGAAGCTCAAAATTTAGGAGCTAAAGGATTACTTACTTATGACGAATACTATTATAAAGATTATCGTACTCAAAAAATGTTAGTGGATACACAGACAGGTGAAACATTAGAATGGAAATCTGAAGACCAAGAAGCCTTACGCCAGTTTTTAAACATGTATCCTCAGGTTACTCTTATAGATCAAGAAATCCCAACCACTAGAGTTGCTATAGTTGTTCAAAACAGAGTAATGTATGATGGGCCTAATCCAATAGGAGTTGACCAGTATCCCTTTGTTCCTATTTTAGGATATTTTAATCCTCAGATGACTAATTATGACAAGCGATTACAAGGCGTGGTTAGAGGCTTAAGAGATGCTCAATATCTATATAATAGAAGAAAAGTAATTGAACTAGATATTTTAGAGAGTCAGATTAACTCTGGATGGAAATACAAAGAAAATGCGTTGGTTAATCCAAAAGATGTCTTTCTTAATGGTCAAGGCAGAGGCTTAGCTCTTAAAGAAGACGCTCAAATGACTGATGTTGAGCAAATTTTGGCTCCTCAAGTTCCGCCTTCAATGATGCAATTATCCGAACTTTTAGGTAGAGAAATACAAGAAATATCTGGAGTTAATGAAGAGTTGTTAGGGTCTGCGATTGATGATAAGGCTGGCATTTTGTCCATGTTAAGGCAGAGTGCCGGACTTGTTACTCTTGAAGGTTTATTTGATAACCTTGATAGATCTCAAAAGCTTCTTGGTAAAATAATATTAAATATAGTTCAAAACAATTTCACCCCTGGAAAAGTAAAAAGAATTATAGAAGAAGAGCCTTCTCCTCAATTTTATCATAAAGCTTTCGGAAAATATGACGCAGCAGTTGAGGATGGATTAAATACTACAACTCAAAGACAGATGCAATTTGCACAATTAGTGCAATTAAAAGAAATAGGTGTTCCTATCCCTGATGACGTATTAATCGAAGCTGCAACATTACAAAATAAAAAAGAGCTAACTGATTCTATTACCGCCTCTCAACAAGCAGCCCAACAAGCACAAGAGATGCAAATGCAAGCAGCAATGCAAGAACAACAAGCACGTACTAATTTAGCTAACGCAAGAGCTCAAGCAGATGAAGGTCTTGGACTTGAAAGAGTTAGCCGAATAAAAGAAAATCAAGCGCTAGCCGTAGAAAGAAAGGCAGAAGCCGCTAAAGATAGAACCGCAAGCCTTCTTAATCTTGTTAAGGCTATGCAGGAGATAGAAACGGTTGACATAACACAGCTAGAACAGATGATAAGACTGTCAAAAGAAGTACAAACAAAGCAAACCGAAATAGACAACGAAAACGTAACTAAACAAAATACACCTGAACAAAGTGAGATTCAGGCTGTCGAGTAGTTTCAACACAGTGTTGAAATGGTTAGAGGTATAACCTTGCTACCTTAAAGGTAAGCAGTTTCCATGAAAGGGAAAGACATGGCAAAGAGATATTACGATAGTGTATCTGGTAGTGAAATGATTAGTTCTACCAATTCTGGTTTTGCTAACATGCCAAAAGAAGTTGTATTTAAAGAATATCCAAAAAATGATGGATTCTTAAAAGAAAACTTAAATGATGGTATGAGCGGAATAGATAATCAAATCAAAAAAGATAACAGCAAGAAGAACTCTAATTTACAACCAGAAAAGTATTAACATGCCTTTAATGCCAAGACAAAATAAAAAGGCCTCTAAGATTGTTTTTAATATTTTAGGTACACCAGCTAATCTTAAAAAAAATAAAACAGTCGAAAAGCCTTTGAGGAAAAAAAAGACAAATAAGATTGATTAATTGTCTGCTACTCTTGGTTCTTCTTTGGGCGCCGGGAAATTCTCGGCGCTTATCGTAAAAAGAAAATTATTCAACAAAGTAAAGGTAGTAGATGTCAAATAAGAGAGAAAATGTAGGGAAAACATCCAGAGACCTTATTCTTAAAGATAAAAAAATTACACACTCTGCTAAAGAACAAACTGATGAGCAATTAACAGACTATGAAAAAAATATTTACGAGTGCATAGAAAGAAGTAAAAAAGATTTTAACGGAGATTTTTTCATAGTTGTAGCTACTAAAAAAGAAAAGTTAATGCCAAATGTAATACGAAATTACTTTTATGGACGTAAATCGTGTCCTACACCAAATTATGATCAGGTATTATATAAATATCACAGAAAAAGTGATAAATTAGACTTTTTATGGGTTATTCCAGATAGGCAAGTAGCAAAAGATATGATAGCTCAACAGCAATTGGTAGAACCGCATTTATGGGGAGTTTTAAGGTTCGTTTTAAAATTTGCAGACGGAACCCTTTTTAAGTTAGCTAAAGAATTAAACGGAGAGAAAGAAAAAACTCCAGAACTTAAGGATAAACATGGAAAATAAAGAAATAGCAATGCCACCTCTTCCAGAGGAAGAATTAATTGAACAAGCTGCACCAGAGGAAGCAGTTCAGCAAAAAACAGAAGAAGTCGTAGAGCAAGAAGTTAAAGATAACTCTAAAGAGTCTAACTTTAGAGCTCTTCGTGAAAAACAAGAACAACTAGAGAAAGCTCACAAAGAAGCTTTAGAAAAGTTAAAGAAATACGAAACTAAACAACCAGAAGACGAAGATCTAGAAATAAATATTGGAGATGATGATCTCTTTGAGGGAAAACATTACAGAAAACTACAAAAACAACTCAAAAAACAAGAAGAAACTTTAAAGAATTACGAAAATCAAGTTAAACTAACTACTACCGAAACAAAACTAAAAACTCAATATACAGATTTTGATAAGGTAGTAAGTGAAGAAAACATAAGAAAACTAAGAGAAACTGAACCCGAAATAGCTCAGGCTATTTCTTCTACATCAGATATCTATAGCAAAGCCGTATCAGCCTATAAGATGATAAAAAAACTAGGCATCTATGTAGAAGATAATTTCCAGGAAGACAGAAATTTAGCACAAAAAAATGCAATGAAACCAAAATCAGTTGCCTCAGTATCTCCACAGCAAGCAGAATCACCCCTAACAAGAGCTAATGCTTTTGCTAATGGATTAACTTCAGAACTCAAAAGAGAACTCTGGAGAGAAATGAACGAATCAAGTAAGAAATTTTAAACTCAACTTCTTTTTTCTCTACGTTATGGTCATGTGTAGAAATATGCATGGCCATCTTTACTTTTTAATATATTTGATATAGTATATAAATAGGGTCAAATATGTTAAATATATTAAGGTCGGGGTTCATTATGAATAAGAAGATATTCCTTTTTAGCTTTATAGTTTTAATTGGTAGCACTTGTGTTGCTAATAACGATGATAATGATACTAATGATACAGAAGTTTCTTCAGCAACTTTTAAAGCAAAAGCCATTGCATGTATAAAGAAGGGATTTCAAGCAATAGATGCTACTTTAAATTATATTCTTTCTCCTAAAGGATTAATTAAAGTCGGAATAATTATATCTCCTCTTATCTATATGTATTGTAAGTATAAGAAAATAAATCTCTTTAAGAGTGCAGCTACAAAGATAGTCAGAGAAGCTGCTACTGCTAGAAAATTTTATGAACATCAAATTGAATTAGGCAAGAATGATGCCGCAGTAGAAACTTTTAAACAATCTCCATGGGGTGTAATTTCATTAGGTTTCTTCAGAACTATAGGCGTAGCCGTAACTAACGGAATTCCATTTATTCTTGCTCTTTATGTTAAAAAAAAGATGGACGCTAGATAGTTATTTATTGAAAACTGAATCTTAAAATGCTTAAATAGTTATAGCGTATTGGATCTCGCTAATCCGTTCTTTTAAAGACGTATAGGATCTCGTCAATCCAACGACGTATGGAAGACTCGTCATCTTAATAGTATTTATCTAATATATTATTAAGGAGGCTTAAAATGCCTATAACTACAACAACGGTACTGCCTGCACCGGTTAACGAATAGTTGAGCCGGTATAAAATTTGAGGTGATTACTTGGAAAGTCTAAACGTTGATTTAGAATCAATGCATGATAACCAGAGCCAAACGCATTGGGCGTATATTGCTGGAATAATGGATGCTGATGGATGTTTTATGATAGAAAAGCACAAAAGAAAAACTAGTAATGGGACTACAGTACGAGCATTAAAATTTCCTAAAAATGTTAAGCAATGGTCTTTTACTTATATTCCTAGTGTTAAAATAGCTATGATAGAATTGGAAGCAGTATCTTTTATAAAAGATATTTTAAAATATGGAAATATTACGCTTAATGGCGCTCGTAAAGATAGACCTAATAGTAAGCCTATTTATCATTGGTATTTACGTAATAAATTTAAGACTGCAGAATTTTTAAAAAAAGTTCTTCCTTATTTGAAGATAAAAAAAGCAAGAGCTTATCATTTACTGGATTTTTGTAGGCATTTACAAGAAATACCAAATCAAGGATACAGAGGTTTATCTAAAGACGAGCTAAATTACCGAGAAGACATGTATGTAAAAATGCGTGAGTTCAATGGTAATAAAGTAGGCGCAGAGACTAAGCCCTCAAAACGCGAGAGCGTAAGCGATAGTCCGATCTTATAGGAAACTATAAGAGTTGGGAATAACAAGACCAACCGCCATTAATAATGGTCAGTAAGGGTAGAAGGTAACCCTGAAGTAACAGAAAGTCAGCAAAGTTTTAGTTTAAAGCTTTTGTCAGTACCAACTCCCAACATGATTCACAAAATACCCTCAATGAAGAAAACTATGCCAAGGAACGGCGGCACAACTCTTCGTATGAGAAGGTATAACGCTCTTAATACAGCAATGGTTCCACTAGGAAATAGTGGTGTAACTCCACCAGCGCAAACACTCACAGCGATTGACATAGACGCCAAGATAAGTTTCTACGGTATAGCGTAGGTGCCGTATTAGTTGATCTGAATAACGACCTACTTACAGATCAACGAGCAGGTAAATAAAAAAGGCGTATATATGTACTGCCGTTAAATGTTCTTTGAAATTTCTTGTATTTTGTAAAGCAATTGCCTGCTTTAAATCCGCTCTGATTGACTTGGAAGCCCTAACGTAAAGTCGAGGGTGACAGGGGCGAAGATATTAAAAATGAAATAAATATCACGCTGACAGACTGAGGCGAGTGGACACCAAATGGTGAAGCGACAGTCGGGTCCCTATAGAAATATAGGGAGTGAGGAATAACAAGACTCACCGCTACTTTTGAAATATAAAGTAGTCAAAAGAAGTAACAGATCGAACTTTACAGAATCAAGATCCTGTTTTAAATGAAGCAGCTAAGCGTTTGGGTGTATCACTCCGTTAATTTGGCGGAGTATAAATCTCTTCTAATGGACTTGGAAGCCTAAGGTTAAAACTATGGTGACAGGGCGGAAGGCGTAGGCCACCGTGAGAGACTAAACGAAGAGACCCGAAAGGGATGCGATAGTCCGAGCAGGAAGACGAAAGTTCCTGAGATATGCAGAAATGACATATCCCCTCTTTGAGGAGTAACAAAGGCAAACAGAAGATCAACTTACACGTGATATGCTTGCAGCAACAGCTGGGTTTATTAACTGTACTAGTGGTGTTAATGGTGATAACCCTACAGAAATAACGAGGGCCGATGTTGACGAAGTTGTACGAACTTTATTATCGAACGATGCTTATACAATTATGGATAACATTGAAGGTGAAGATAAGTTTGGAACAGCTCCAGTACGTGATGCATACTTTGCTCTCGGTTCTACTCAACTGACAGGTAACTTAGAAGCAGTTGCTGGATTTATTCAAAAGAATCAATATCCAGCTCCTATGAATGCTTTAAGGTCTGAATGGGGTGCAATTGGAAACTTACGTTTCTTGGTATCCTCTATTGGATCTTATACAGCAGCAGCTTCTAACCTTGGAGAAGATGTGTATAACATTTTCTGTGTTGGTATGGAAGCTTATGCATCAATAGAACAAGATGGATATAGCGCAAGCTTTATCTATAGGCCACCTATATATGATGGACCTCTTGCTCTTAATTGTTCAGTCGGATATAAGTTTGCGGAAGTTCCTAGAATTACCAATGACTTATGGGTTATCAATTTAAGAGCTACATTAGCATAGAAAGGGATTTAATATGGCTTACAATACAGTTAACCAACAAGGATATTTTAGTTCTGATGGAACTGATAAGATTATTCCTTTAAGATCTGATGTAGATTGGGTAGAAGTATATAATCTTACAAATATAGGTGGTTCTACTCAATGGGCTAGTACTAGATGGTATTGGCAGAGAGGTATGAACCAAGACGATGCATTAAACGATTTTCATGCTGCAGCGTCTCAAGTTATTTCAACATCAACATCAGCAGTAGGATTTAATGGAGCTGTCTATAGAGGCATCTCTTTAATAGATTCTACAGATAAAACTCCTGGTGCAGCCGTAGCTATCACAGCTGGTTCTAATGCTACACAACCAGTTTATAGTACAGCTGATACAGGAAGACTAGTAGCTGGCAGCATTGTTAGAATACAGAACACTGCTCATACAAGTCTTAATGGTTTAGATTTTTCAGTTGATACAGTTACATTGGATACATCTTTCAGGCTTGCAAATACATTAGCAACAGCACCTGGAGTTATAGCAGGAGCTAACGGAACATATAGATATATTTCTCCAAATAGAACCGTATACGACATGTTCTATCCAAAAAAGCGTGTTATAGCTAATATTACAGCAGCAAGTCCTGGTGTAGTAACAACTTTGGTTGACCATGGCTTAACAACAGGTCAAAAAGTAAGAATTAAAGTTCCAGTTAGTTGTGGAATGGTAGAATTAAATGATCAACTTGTAGATGTTACAGCTATTGATGCTTCAACATTCAGTATTGGAGTAGATACATCAGGCTATACAGCATTTGCATTCCCTCTTCCAGCTGCAGCCCCAGTAGATTATGCACAAATGATTCCAGTTGGAACTGATGGGTTGTATACTGATAGTTCAACGTTGAATACAGGGTTTATAGGAATGATCTTAGGCACAAGTTCTGATGCTGCTATTGCTCTTGGTTCTCCAGGTGGAACATCTGGTGATGCCATTAAATGGCGTGCAGGCAAATCTTTTGCTTATGATATAGGTTAGTTTTAAGAAATTAATTCTCTTTAAATTTTTTGGAACCCGGATGGGCCCACGTGGGCCCTAAAAGAAAGAAGGATCACATGGAAAATAAGATAAAATCAAAAGAAGATATTAAGAAAAAACCAAGTCTTAAGTATCAGAGAGATAAAGATAGAGAAAAAGTAAAAGGAATATTTAAGTTTTATGAAGTTCCAGGAGGAGAATTAAGCTTTGTATATAAGGCCTATAAAGAAGATCCTGTAGAGAAATATACATTAGTTGATGGGCAAGTATATACGTTACCTTTAGGTGTAGCTAAGCATTTGAATAAGAATGGATGCTATCCTGTACATCAGTATTTAAAAGATGAATCAGGTAATGTGTCTATGAAAGTAGGGCAAAAGGTTAGTAGGTTTGGTTTTCAAAGTTTAGAATTTGTTGATGTTGAAGAACTATCAGTAAGTCCATCTCAAATTGTAACAGTAGAAAACGTCTAAAAGAAGAAGGAGAGTATTATGTCTACATGTTATGCTGATCCTGATCCAAATATACAACCAGCAATGAGATTAATAAGCTCTATAACTAGAGAAATGAATGCTGTTGTAACTACAACATTTAATCATAACTACGTTAGTGGAACAATGGTAAGATTTAATATTCCAAGAAGCGTTGGCATGAGCCAAATAAATAAAAAAGTAGGAATAATAACAGTGACGGGAGCAGATACGTTTACTGTAGATATAGATACAACTAATTATGATGCATTTTCTATTCCGGTATCTCCTTCATGGCATGATAATACTTGTGCTTTAATTGTTCCTATAGGTCAAGTTAGTAATCAACTTACTGCAGCCGTGCAGGATGTAACTTAATAAGGAGTTAAAATGCCAGATAATACTTTATCTACGCTTGAGAAGATAAGGATAAAAGTTAGGAGGCTTACCAAGTCACCTTCTAATGCACAAATAACTGATGATACAATTAATGATTATATTAATACGTTTGTTCTTTATGATTTTCCAGAGCATCTAAGAACTTTTTCATTAAGAAGAACATATACTTTTTTTACTCAGCCTAATGTAGACACATACGAGCTAAATGACTTGGCAGATAATTTTTTAAATACATGTATTAATATTTACGGAAATTTTTATGTAGCTGGTCAAAAAACTATATACTCTCAAAATAGAGAAGAATTTTATAATTTATATCCAAAAGTTGAAAGTATAAAATCTATAGCTACTGGAGATTCTGTAACTGATGACTTTACTGGAACTCTATCAGGGGTTCCTATCTTGAGGGGACATGTTTCATTTACTTCTATTGCTGATAATAACGTTGGAATGGCTATGTACGACGTTCCAAACGATCCTAATGACGGCGAAGGAACGTTTGCGGGAGATATTGGAGCAGTTAGTACGATAAATTATACAACAGGAGAATATGATATAACTTTTAGTTCTCCTCCAGATACTGATAAGTCTGTTGACTCTCAGACAGTTATATATGCAGCTGGAATGCCAAGTGCTGTACTTTTTTATGGTAATTCTATTATTTTAAGACCAGTTCCAGATAAACCGTATGCTGTTAACTTTGAATACGATATAAGGCCTACTGAGTTATTAACTGATGCTAGCCAGCCATTGTTGTCTCAGTGGTGGCAATATATTGCTTATGGTGCTGCTAAGAAAGTATTTGAAGATCGTATGGATATGGAAAGCGTTCAAATGATTATGCCTGAATTTAAAAAACAAGAGGCATTAGTTAATAGAAGAACAGTTAATCAGCAATCACAAGAACGAACAGCTACTATATATAGTGGAACCAATGGTAATGTATCTGGTTTTTTTAATGAAGGAGGCTACTAATGGCATACAGTAACTCAATTCCAGGGGCTAATGATCTATTATCCCAATCTCAACAGGATATTCAGGATAATTTTGCAGCAATTAAGACTTTGGTAGATATAAATCACGTAACATTTGATACTGGAGATCAGGGTAAACATAAACATATTTCTTTTCCAGAACAAGGTGCAGATCCTACAACTGCAGCTAATGAAAAAGCTTTATATTCTAAACAATCAGCTCTTTCTGGAGTGGCTGAATTATTTATAAGAAATGAATCAGATGGTGATGTTGTAGAGATTACATCTGCTACTAAAGCCTCAGAGGGATGGACTATGCTACCTTCCGGTATTCAATTAGTTTGGGGTGGAAGTACTATAGCTGGAGAAATACAAGCAAGAACTCATACTTTTGTGCAGCCTTTCTCTAATTCTTGCCTTCAAGTAATTATATGTCTTGGTGCCACTGGAAATGGTAATGTTGGAGATTATGTGCTTGGAGCAACCTCTATGACTACTACTACTTTTTCTGCTACTAGAGCTACTTCTGCGTTAAAAGGTACAGCTGCTACGTATAGATTTTTAGCTATAGGATACTAATCATGGCAAAAGATCGCTTTTTAATTGCTCCGATAAAAGAAGGTCTACGAACAGATTTAAAATCTTGGCAAATTCCTGAGGATTCGTTCGAAAAATTAACTAATGCATATATGTATGAAGGAAGAATACGTAAACGTTTTGGTTCTGTGTGTACGGGTACCGGATGGACATCTGCGGCTACAGCGCAATTATTTTCAAGATTACGGATAACACTTACTGGTGGATCTGCAGTTGGTATAACTGACGGTGCTGGAGCTGCAACAGGAACCGTTCCAGGAAATATATTTAAAGTAGGTCAGCTTTTTTCTATAGGCGATGAAATATTCACCGTCTATCAAACAGGAACACCTGCTGCGATGTTAACAACTGGGGGAGCTACAACTCATACGTTTGACACAACTAGTGGAGCATATGTTTTTAATGGTGCTCCTGCTACAACACAAATATATTTCTATCCTGCTGAACCTGTAATGGGTTTATGGAATGTAGAAACAGACGTATTAAATAGTAATCCCGCTATAGCATTTGATACGCAATTTGCATATCAATTTTCTGGTGGTTTTTGGAACCGAATTGGTCCAACTACCGGTAGCCAATTCAATGGTAGTGATTCAGAATTCTTTCAGGCTGCTAACTGGAGAGGTGCTACTGGAGACGTAAATATTTTATTTACTTCTAATTTTAATGCTAGTATTCCTGCAGCTGCTACAGATGATCCAATGTGGTATTATGATGGTACTGGTATAACCGGATGGACCCAATTTCAGCCTGCTTTTATAGTGGGAGCTAATTTTGTAAGGTCTGCAAGGATTATTCTTCCTTTTAGGGATAGATTGATTCTTTTAAATACAATTGAAAATGATGCCGGTGGAGGTCTTGGCACTAATACTCAGCATGCCAATAGATGTAGATTCTCTCATAATGGAAGTCCGCTAGCTGCTAGCGCATTTTATGAACCCAATCAGGCAGGATTTACTGGTGGTGGTTGGATAGATGCTTCTACTAAAGAACAAATAGTAGGAGCAGAGTTTATTAAAGATAGGCTTATAGTATATTTTGAAAAGAGTACATGGGAATTAGCCTATACTGGTAATGCAGTACAGCCTTTTATATGGCAAAAAATTAATACAGAACTAGGTTCAGAATCAACTTTTTCTTCTGTTCCATTTGATAAGGCTATTCTCACAATAGGAACTACTGGTATACATGCTTGTAGTGGAGCTAACGTCCAAAGAATTGATAGTGAAATTCCAGATTTGGTATTCAGAATACGAAACGATAATGAAGGTCCGCAAAGAGTGGCTGGAATTAGAGATTATTATTCTGAAAATGTTTATTGGACTTTTTCAACTTCTAATTCAGATCAATATGCGGAAACATATCCTAATGTTATTCTTGTATATAACTATAAAGATGGTACCTGGGCTATCAATGAAGATAGTATTACCTCTTTTGGGTTTTTCGAACAACAAACAGGTAGGACATGGGCATCTTCTGCTCTTCCTTGGCACTCTGCAGGATTTACATGGTCTAGCGGAACAATACAGGCACAATTCCGACAAGTAATAGCTGGAAATCAAGAAGGATTTGTATTTAAGCTAGCAAATAATATTTTCACTAATGCGTCAGCTCTTCAGATTACAAACATGTCTGCAGCTGCTGGAATAGTAACTATAACAGTGATAGATCATAACTTGTTTACCGGATCATTTATAAAAATATCAAATTGCCAAGGAGTAACTGGTATAAATGACAACAACTATATAGTTACAGCTACATCAGAAGATACAATCCAAGTATATGAAGCTAATTTTGCTGGAACATACACTGGCGGAGGAACAATATCTAGAGTTTCTAGGATAGATATCTTAACGAAAAGATTTAACCCATATGTTAAAACTGGAACTAATATCTCTATAGATAGTGTAGATTTTGCAGTTCAAAGAACAACTAATGGAGAAATTACAGTAGATTATACACCTTCTTCTTCTTACATATCTATGGTTACAGATGGAATAGCAACTGGAGCTATTGTAGGAAATAATGTATTAGAAACATCAGCATATGATTTAGTTCCTCTTGAACAATATCAACAACTTTTATGGCATAGAGTATATTTTGGAACAGAAGGTGATAGCATTCAATTAAATATAATTTTAAGTGATGATCAAATGCTTGACACAGATATAGCAGAATCAGATTTTCAACTTGAAGGGTTTATTCTAAATCTTTCCCAGAAAGGTAGGATATCTTAATGGCTAATGCAGAAATCGGTTCCTTTATACCTACTACTAATATTTGGGATACTGCTGAAATTTATTCAACTGAAGTAACAAGCCCGGAATTTAAAGAACTTTTAGTTAGGTTGTATCAAAATCTTAACTTGATGTCTGTTAATATCAATCTTAAAGATACTGGATATTATGATACTTCTGAGTTTGTTACAGGACAAAAGTTTTTCCCTCAAACTGGAACCTCATCTTTAAGTGCAGTAACTCCAGATTTTAGACAAACTTACAGGAAGGTTATTAATTTTGGAGCATTGCCTAATACAGGTACAACTAATGTTGCTCATGGAATAAACGTCACAGCAGGAACTATATTTACTAGAATTTATGGAGTTGCTAACGATCAAGCCGGAACATCATACTTGCCCTTACCGTATGCATCACCAACTTTAATTAATAACATAGCTTTATCTGTTGATAATACCAATGTTACAATAGTTACTGGTAGTAATAGAACGGCTTATACTATTACGTATGTAGTTGTTGAGTATTTAAAATTTTAGGAAGGAGACGTATGCCTAGTTTTTCACAGTTTTTATTCGGAAAGCCAGCCGAAGAAAAAAGATTTCAAAGATATACACCAGAACAAGAATCTGCCCTTAATCAGCTTTTACAGCAAGGACTACAAGGAGCTGATTTTGGAGGAATAGAAGACATTGCCAGAAAGAGATTTCAAGAAGAAACTGTTCCTACTCTTGCTGAAAGATTTACAAGTATGGGAGCTGGAGGACAACGCTCTAGCGCCTTTGAATCTGCGCTTGGAAGAGCTGGTTCAGACTTAGAATCACAACTTGCAGGACTTAGAGGACAGTTTGGAATGCAACAATTGGGCATGGGACTACAACCAAGATTTGAAAGTGCTTATATGCCATCTCAACCAGGTATGGCTCAAGGAGGTCTTCAGGCCTTAATGCAAATTCTTCCAATGCTTTTAAAATCATTATAGGAGTACGTCATGGCAATTCAAATATTACCTAAAGAAGAAACATTTGCTTCACAACTCGGATCTTCATTAGGACAAGGTCTACAGCTTTTATTGCAGAATAAAATAGATCAAATGACGAAAAAGAAAGAAGCTAAAGGGTTAGAGGCATTAGGAATACCAGAAGAAGCAACTGGACAAATTTCTCAATTACCACCCGCACTTCAACAATTAGTAGTTAAAAATTATTTAGCTGGTGCCGAATCTGCAGGCTTAGGTCAAGCTCTTGGAGGTTTAAGAGAAGCTCCTGTGCAAATTCCACAAGAACTACAGCAAGCTGCTCCTACTAAAATTGGTAAAGAAGCACCTGAAGCTAGTTATCCTTCTTTTCAAGATATTTTAACTAAGCCAAGATTAAGTCAACAAGATCAATTTAAAATTGCTCAATTACAACAAAAAGAAAGACTATCTAAAGAAAAAATGACAGCACAAGAAAGAAAAGATTTACAGCAACAAAAAAAAGAAGCTTTTAAAGAAACTAAAGATTTTAGGAAGGAAGTAATAGAAAAAGCTAAGGCTTCAAGACAAAATTTATCAGATCTTGAAAGAATGGAAGAATTAGAAACAGAAGGTAAATTAGATACACCAGGCTATATAGAATTTTTAAAGCGTTCTGGATTTGATGTTCCTGCTTTAATGAATCCAGGAACTGAAGAATTTAATAAAATAGCACAAACTTTTATGCGTGATGTAAAGAGTTACCTGGGTGCACGAATTAGTAATTTCGAATTGGAACAGTTCCTTAAGACAATACCTTCCTTATCTCAATCTCCAGAAGGAAGAAAAAGAGTTATTTCTAATCTAAAAAGAGTATCGCGTATAGGATTAGAATATAATAATGCTATGAAGAATATTATTAATGAAAACAAAGGTATTCCTCCTTTAGATTTGATGGAAAAAGTAGATTCTAAAGTAGAAAAAAAATATGATAAAATAACTGAACAATTTAAAAAAGATTTAGCCCGTGAAGTTCCTGAAGCACCAAGCAAATTTGTTACAGGATTGGGAACTGTTTTAGGAGAAGTAGTTGGAGCTCCTGGAAAACTGCTTGGAAAACTAGGGAGTATTGGAGGTGGTGGAGGACTTTCTGCTTTATTATAATAAATTAAATAAGATCTGGGGATATTTTTATATGTTTCCAGGTCTTATTATGTTTAATATCGTGTATAGTTACAAAATTAACTTTATAAATTTTTGCTATTTCATTTGAAGGTAAATTAGAATTATATAATATTTTTTTTATTTCTATAACTTGTTTTTCGGTTAATTTTGCTTGTTTAGAATTTTCTCCTTTTAAAATTTTAGCTCTACCTTTTTTATGCATATCACGTACATTGTCAGTCGGAGTTCCTAGAAATAAATGATCTGGATTTGTACATTCTGGATTATCGCATTTATGGCATATAAATATTCCCTCAGGAATTTCTTCTTTATGTAATAACCAAGAAGCTCTATGAGCTAAAATATCTTTATCCAAATATCGTAAACTTTTATATTTTTTAGTTTTTGAACCATTCCAACCCCAACAACCGTCTTTTTTAATTACATGTTTTTCAAAATGTTCTCTAAGTCTTTTAAGCCCTTCTTTTTTAGTAGCTGTTTTCCAAAATTCATGATTTCCTGCATTTCCTTTTTGATATTTTGAATAACATTCTTTTGAGCAATATTTATAGTTACTTGGTTTTAATATTAAATTTTTACATTCTACGCAAAATCTATCCGGCCTTCTTATATTTTGCCCAAGGCATTTATGTGAACAAAATCTCTGTTTTTTGGCTCCTTTAGGATCAAAAAGCTTACCACATTGTATGCATTCTTTTGTACGATTATTTTTTCTTAGAGCTGAAAAGCATTTAACGGAACAACATTTTCTTTTTGCTGCATGAGAAGGTTTTGTTTTAAAAACTTGTCCACAAAATAAACATTTTTTAATCATAATAGTTTCTTGTTAAGTAATAAATAATAGTAAAAGGCCAAAGCCATAATTGTGTTAAAAGCTTTAATATTTTTAATAAAAAACTAAACCAAGTTAATTTCTTATTATCCATTTTTGCCCCCCAGCATTTTAGTTAAACTTACTTTCGTACTTAATAAACGAAATTAACGCCCTTAATATTAATGTTCTCATTGAACAATTTCTAATTACACCTATGTATTTCAACTGCTGATGTAATCTCTCTGGAATATCAACAGACAATCTCTTCTCTTTTTTAGGATTATCTTTCATAAAATCTCCTATCTTAAAGTTATAAAAGTTAACAACTTCATTGTACCAACATTTGTACATTCCCACAACCTTTTTTAAAATATATTGCATTAAATTTAGAAAAGATCTTAACTGTACTTAGTTATAATTTTTTAATATTAAAAAGGAGTCTTTCATGGGATTAAGAAATGACATTGATGTATTTTCTCCGAATCAATATGAGAATGTATATTATGAAGCGCCAGTAGTAGCCAAACGTGCTCCTACTGCTAATGATAAGCTAGAAATCGGTAAAGTTTGGATAGATACTGTTAATGATGATGCTTATTTTCTTACAAGCATATCGTCTGGTTCGGCTGTATGGATTAATGCTGGTGGTGGAACTGGTACATTTAGTTCCATTACAGCAACAACTGGAAATATAACAGCTACTTTAGGAGATTTTGTAGCTAGTGCTGGAGATCTTAATATTGCAGCTGGAAGTGTAACTTTCGGCATACTTGGGATAGGTGTAGTTCAATCATCCGCAGCTGGATTACTTTCCAGTTCTGCAGGCACAGATGGTCAAGTTTTAATAGGATCTACAGGCTTAGCTCCATCTTGGAGTACTTTAACTGCCGGTGGCGGTATAACGATTGTAGAAGGCGCTGGAACAATTACAATTTCAAATCCTGGTGCTACAGGTTCAACTTTTGGCACAGATGCTGGAGGTCCGGTATCTCCTACAGGTGGTGGTCTTACTACTTTTGAAGGCTACGATGCAAATATAACTACAGATGGTGCAACAGCAAATACAGTACGTATTAGACTTGCTGATGACGTTACTACAGTGGGAGCATTAACTGCTGGAGCAAATCTTGGAATGACATCTGGTACATGTACAATAATTTCAAATGATAATAGTCCACAATCTATTTATTTACACGCAGATGCAGGTGCAGCTGAAACTATATCTCTTCATTCAGATCAAGGTACTTCAGTATCATCAATAGAGCTGCTTTCTGATGTTGGAGGTTTATCTCTTACTTCTGGATTAGCTAGTGCTGATGCTATTAATATAAATGCTTCTGATGCTGCTGGTGGAATTGATATAGATTTTGGAACTGGTGGTCTTTCCGTAGTAGGCGCTAATGGTGCAATAAATTTAGAATCAGGTACAGGGGCAATTAATGTTGGTGTTGATGCAGCAGCTCATACAGTAACTGTAGGTTCAACAAATACAACTGCAGCTACAGTAATTCAATCTGGATCTGGTGATGTAGCTATAACTTCAACAGATGCGGTTACAGTTGACTCTGCTGGCGTATTAGAACTTAATTCTTCTGCAGGTATTATTGGAATAGGTAATGATGCTGTAGCTCAAAATATTAATATAGGTACTGGAGCAGCTGCACGAACTCTTACTTTAGGTAATGGTACAGGGGCAACTTCAGTAGTTGTAAATTGTGGTACAGGGGCATTGAATCTAGGAACAAATGCCGTAGCGCATACTTCTACGTTGGGTTCAACTACAGGAGCAGCAGCAACAACTGTTCAGGCTGGAACAGGAGCTTTAACTTTAACTGCGGGTGGAATATTTGATGTTAATGCAACAGGGGCAGTAACAATTGACACAGCAGCTGCAATATCTATAGATTCTTCAGCTTCTACTATTGGTATTGGAACAGATGATGTAGATCAAGCTGTAAACATAGCAACAGATGGCGAAAGAACTACAACCATAGGTTCAAATAATGGAGCAGCCGGTGTCGTAATTGATTGCGGAACTGGAAATGCAAGTTTTGGCGCAACAGCTACAGCACACTCAACAACAATCGGTTCAACAAATACAACAAGCAACCTAGTTCTTCAAACAGGATCCGGATCTTGTGTAGGAACTTTTGGTGGAACACTTGATATTAACGGTACCGGAGATATTACAGTAGATGCAGGCTCTGGAATATTCGATCTTAGTGTTTCTGGAAACATAACATTAGATTCTTCTGGCGGAACAATAGGTATCGGGGTTGATGATATAGACCAAAATATCAATATTGGAACTACTGGTGAGCGCACAATTACAATAGGTAATCAGGTTGGAGCAGCTGGTATTGTAATTGAATCTGGAACATCAGCAATGGCGCTTAATGCTTCTGGTTTAATTTCAGTAGAACCAGCTACCGATACTCAAGCAGCAGCAGCAGTGACTATTAATGCAAATGCAGGGGTCGGTACATTTACAGGATTAACCACAGCAGCAGCAGCAAAACAAACATTAACAATAACAAACTCTATATGCACAGCAAGTTCAGCAATTTTAGCAAGCGTATCTAATTTAGGTGCGAATGATGCAAAAATGAACATTGAACGCATTACACCAGGTGCAGGTTCGTTTACAGTAGATGTTATTAACTCAGGAGCTGCAAGCCTTAACGGAAACATAATACTTACGTTCTGGATAATAAAACCCTAGAACAATTTATTAGAGATATTAATCATTGGGAAAAAGTTGTTTTATTAATTTATAGCAATAGAATTTTCCCAATGATTAATAAGAAAATTTGAAACATGTTAAAATATCTTCAGTAAGTTTAATTTTTTAATTTAAGGAGTTTTTATGTCCGAAAAAGAAGTAAAAGATATTAAAGCAGAAGAAATGAATGTAGAAAAAGAATTTAAATTTGGGATTGCTCCATCATTAATTATAAATATGGTTAAAGAAAATCGTGTTTATAGATTTGAGATGCCAATTGGAGCTAAATTAGATGAATGTGAGCAAGCTTGTATAGAGTGCCAAAATGTCATCAAAAAAATGATAGAAGAGGCAAAGGCTAAAGAAGCAAAAGCTAAAGAAGAATCTGAGTCTTCAGTTGAAGATTTAAAAAAAGAAGATAAATAATCGATGGAGGCATATGCCTCCATTTTAATATTAAATTGATTGGAGAGTATTATGTCTCAAAAAAATAGCATTATCCCTTTAGTTATATCTATAGTAGATGTAACTGAAATAACAGCTGCTACATGGACAGCGTTTGATACTGATGGTCTTGAGGGGGCTTGTTTTTTCTTACGTATAACTAATGATTCTGATACAGATGTAATTATAAGTTATGATGGAATAACTGGACATGAATATGTACCAAAAGGCAAAACGATTGAAGTAAACTTTCAAACTAATTCATCTCCAGGCAACTATGTTGCTAAAGTTAAAAAAGGCACTGTTTTATATGCTCAAGGTACTGCTGGACAATCTGGTTATATTTATCTTGCTGGTTATTTTCACGAACAATAAAGGAATAAAATGGCATATAGTAATGCAGTTCGTCTTTTAGCTGAAGAAGTTAAAACAATAGCACATGGTTCTATTCTTGGAGGTGGTGTTTATATGGGTGTAGGGACATCTTTAGAGCATCCTGCAAGAATGATATTGGTTCAAAATTATACAGACGCTACTTTAATGTTTTCACTAGATGGAGTAACTGATCATTTCCCTTTAATACAATATTCTCATATGATTTTAGATATTTCTGGTAATAAAACTATCGAAAATGGATTCTACTTATCTGAAGGTCAGAGATTATATGTTACACAGGTGGACGCTCCTACTACAGGATCAGTTTACTTAACTTCTTTTTATGGTAAAGATTAATTAATAAATAACATATCTAGGAGCGTATAATGAGCCAAATTGGACAATTTTTAGATACAACTTCTGGAGCAGCTATACTGACTTTGACCGGTGATGTTGGTGGCGCTATAGTCCCAGATGGGGTAGGTAATATAGATATTTTGGGAGGAACAGGGATAACAACAACAGGAAATCCTGGAACTAATACTTTGACTATAGATTTAGCTGCAATTATAGCAACTTCATATCTAACTGACGATGCTAATAGTGCTATACCAGCGTTAAATGTTTTAACTGTTGCTGGTGGTACTAACATGGGAACTACCTCAGCAGGATCAACTGTAACTATAAATTTAGATGATGCTATTTCTTTAACTACAGTAACTGCTACAACATTTTATACAGATGTTGCAGCTGCAGGATTAACTCTTTCTGGAACAACATTAGAAGCTGATGGTACGGATGCGGATATAGACATAAACATTACCGCAAAGGGAACCGGCCAAGTTATTATCGATGATTTACAATTAACAACTCCTTTAGAGGTAACAGAAGGTGGAACTGGACTTGCTACATTAACGGATCATAGCGTGTTAGTGGGCTCTGGAACAGCTGCAATAACTCCTTTAGCAGTAGGAGCTACCGGTGAAACCATTATGGGCTCAACAGGGGCAGATCCAGGATGGACAGATTCTCCTTCTTTTGGTGGATCTGTAACTGCAGGAACAGGCCTTACTGTAACTACTGGTAATCTAAATTTACCTGATACAGTGGCTACAGGATCTTCTGGAGTCGTTAATTTTGGTGGTATTAGATTTATAAGTAATTATGGAACATACAATACTTTTGTAGGAGAAGGTTCTGGTTCTGTAACAGCTGGAATAGGAGGTTTTAATACTGCAGTAGGATTTGAAGCTTTAAAATCAATAACTTCAGGAACAAGAAATGCAATATTAGGAGATGGAGCTGGAGAATCTATTGATACTGGAGATGCTAATATACTTCTAGGCACATCTACAGGTGGCGCTTTAACCTCAGCAGTTTATAATACTTTTCTAGGTAAAACATCTGGGTATCAAGTTACAACGGGTTCTTATAACGTAATGATAGGAACCTCATCTGGAAGTAATGCTGACGGTACTGGATATGGAGCTGGAAATTCAGCTGCAGCAGCTAATAGCAGTAATATTTATATTTGCAGTGACGGAGCGGCTGAATCTAATACTATACGTATAGGAACTAATGGTTCTGGAGATAAGCAACAAGATACTACTTACGTAGCTGGTATATATGGAGTAACTCCAGGAGGTACACAAAATATAGCTCTTATAGATAGTAATCATCAATTAGGAAGTGTTGCTTCGTTGACTGTGCCATTAGGAGGCACAGGAGTTTCTTCTATAACAGATCATAGTTTAATAGTCGGCTCTGGAACGGGAGCTATTACAGAGTTAGGAGCAGCCACAGATGGACAAATTCCAATAGGATCAACAGGGGCAGATCCAGTGCTTGGAAATATAGCAGCTTCTAGCAATATTTTAAGCGTTACTAATGGGGCAGGTTCTATATCTTTAGATGTTAATGATTCATTAAAAACATCTTCTGGATTCCATTCATGGTCTGGAGGAGCTCCGTATTTTGATGATACAACTATAGGATCATTTACTATTTCTCAAGCTGGTACAGGATATATAAAAGGAGTAGAAGTTACCTGGACTGGAGGGCAAACCATAACAGGTTTAGTTGCAGGAACAGCATATTTAATTTATATAGATTCTACCGGAACTATAGGTAAGGACTCTACATTTGATGATTCTATATACTGTGATAATATTGTATTATTCGAATGTGTTAGAGATTCTACTACTCCTACAAATAATCAATTAACTGTAAAGGAAAACCATCCATATAATTTTCCTTGTCCTGTAGCCAGATATTTAAATGATACTGTTGGAACAATTATAGAAAATATAAATAATGGAGCAAATATTACTCTTAATGGTACACAAAAAATAGAGATCTCAGGTGCTGATGTTTTAAGTGATGATGGTCTTTATACTGATATACCAGACAGTGGAGGAACAGCTGAAACGTTTTTTCAAATGTACGCGAATGGATCAGGGAAATGGGCTTTACATTCTTTAAGTGATACATTTGATGGGTATTATAATAATGCAGGTACTCCAACTGCAATTAGCGTATCAAAATATGCAGTTTATTCTTTATATATTTCGAAAGATGATTTAAATGCGGCTACCCCTAAATATGGAGCAGTTTTAGATACATCTCAATATAATAATTTAACATCAGCGCAAACTGCTATAGCTAATGGAACAATTGCTAAACCAAGTGGAGAGCTTGAAAAATTAGAAACTGCTTTACTTGGATATATAATATATTCAGAGTCTTCTAGTTCTATAGTCGATGTTCTTATAGAAAAAACAACATTAAGACAAACAGTCTCTACTGGAGGAACTAATGACGCGTCTTTAATAACAACAAATGTTACTAACTTTAATGGGATACTATCCGCAAGCGATACAAATGTTCAATCAGCCCTGGAGACTATAGATGATTGGGGAGCATCAACTACAAATAATGCTCTTCTAGTTGGTAATGGAACAGGATCTCCAATTGGATCATTAGCTGTAGGAACAACAGGTGTTATCCTTCAAGGATCAACAGGAAATCCTCCAGCTTGGTCAACAGCTACATATCCTAGTACGGCTGCTATAGGAGATGTATTAGTTGCTTCAGCTGCTAATGTAATAGGAGTTGTTACTGGAGCAGCTACAGCGGGATATGTTCTTACAGCAAATGGAGCAGGTACAGCACCCACATTTCAAGCAGCAACCTCTGGAACGGTAACATCTGTTACAGCTGGTACAAATTTAAGTGATTCTGGTACAGCTACTGATCCAATTATAGATCTTGATGCTGCCATTAGTGGTATGACTGGTATTACTATGGCTGATACTGGAAGTCTGCAAACAACAACTGTTGATACAGATACAATGCTTATACAGGGATATGATGTTGATGGGACAGCATATGTACCATTTATTACTATTACTAATGCCAATGATCCTACTTGTGACTTAAATACGGGTGTAACAATTGGCACCAAGTATATATACAGAGCAGATGGTACCGATGTTCCTGTGGCTGACGGAGGTACTGGAGCTTCAACATTAACAGATCATGGCGTTTTGTTTGGTTCTGGAACAAGTGCTATTACAGCTTCTGCAGCACTAACTAATGGCCAATTACTAGTTGGTAGTACCGGAAATGACCCTAGCGTAGCCACTTTAACTGAAGGTGTTGGAATAGATATTACCAATGCTGCTGGCTCTATAACTGTAGCTTCAACAGGAACAACACTTAATGATCAAACAGGAACTACATACACTTTAGTTTTAGGAGATGCTGGAAAACATATAACATTCACTAATGCTGCCGCTATAACTGTAACAGTTCCGACAAATGCAGCAGTAGCCTTTCCAATAGGTACTGTTATTTCGTTTAGTCAGGGCGGAGCAGGCCAAGTAACATTTGCAGGAGCAGGTCCTCCAACACTACAATCTGCAGATAGTGCATTAACAACTGTTAAGATTTATTCTGGTGGCTGCATGATTAAAATTTTGACAGACACATGGCGCTTTTTTGGTGATCTGGAGGCATAATTATGGTTGGATTACAAGGTTTAATGACAAAAAGACGCAGAGATGTTTGGAC